ACGAAGCGTTGTGGACGCCGGATCTGATCCACCACCGGCCGGAGCAGGACTACGACCGGATCGTCGTGGCCATTGATCCTGCCGTCACCAGTAAGGCCGAGAGTGACGAGACCGGCATCGTGGTCGTGGGCAAGAAGGGGAAGCTCGGCTTTGTCCTGGAAGACGCTTCCGGCAAGTACACTCCCAACGGATGGGCAGGCATCGCGGTGAACCTGTACCACAAGTGGCAGGCCGACCGGATCATCGGTGAGGTGAACAACGGGGGGGACATGATCCAGACCGTCATCCGCTCTGCCGACAAAACCGTATCTTACAAAGAGGTGCGGGCTTCACGAGGCAAAGCGATGAGAGCCGAGCCGATTGTGGCATTGTACGAGCAGGGGCTGATCTTCCATGCGAAGCGGCTTCCGGAGCTTGAGTTGCAAATGACCACATGGAGTCCGCAGTCCAAAGAGTCTCCCGACCGGGTCGATGCACTCGTCTGGGGGCTGACTGAATTGATGCTTAAAAACAAGGGCGGATGGGTAATCTAACCAACAGGATCGCACGCCAGTCACAGGATCTCGCACGGGCGATGGCTCCTCATCTCAAGGCGAACAAGCTCACGGATGCACTCTTGCAGTTCGTGGGCAATGACTATCCCATCTTACACGACGACAACTACCGGGAGCAGATCCAAAGAGGGTACCTGTACAACCCGGATGTTTACAGTATTGTTAACCTCATCACCAATGCGGCGCACGGCGTTCAATGGGTGTTGCATGAGGTCAAGGATGAGCGCAAGGCCGAGAAATACCTTCGTCTGCCGACCGAGGCCAAGCAGTTCCAGCTTGAGAAGGTGTGGCGTCTGAAGGAGCAAAGCTTCGAGGAAGTGCATGATGAGAACAACCAGCTCTACCGGCTCATGCAGAGGCCGAACGAGATGCAGGGGTGGTCGGAGTTCGTGCAGAAGCTGCTCGGCTTCAAGCTCGTCACCGGCAATGCCTTCATCCACGGCGTCCTTCTTGAGAATGGCGCCAATGCCGGTCTCGTAAACGAGATGTGGGTCATGCCTTCGCAGTATATGCACATCGTGGCATCACCCGGCACGGAGGCGGTGGTTCAAGGTTACACACTTGAGTATTCCTCCCGGCGCACGAGCTTCACGCCGGAGGAGGTGCTGCATCTCAAGTACTGGAATCCGGACTACGAATCCTCCGGATCTCACCTGTATGGCCTCTCTCCTTTGCGTGCGGCTTCTCGCGTGGTACGGCAGTCCAACGACGCATACACGGCGCAGACCAGCCTCCTTCAAAACTCCGGAGCCATGGGCATCCTTGCGGTCGATCCGGACACGATGGATCAAGAGCAGGGTGAGCTTCTCGAGAGATCATACTACAACAAGTACGGCGGCCCCGCTAAAAGGGGCAAGATCGTCATCACGGCAGCCAAGCTCGACTGGACGCAGATCGGAATGAGCGCTGTTGATCTGAACATCATCGAGAGTCAGAAGATGTCGTTGCGCGACCTGTGCAACATCTACAACATCAACTCGGCTCTGCTCAACGATCCGGACAACAAGGTCTACAACAACGTCAAGGAAGCCAGAAGGGCGCTGTACATGGAGAAGGTTCTCCCGGAGCTGGACAGCCTTCGCGATGAGCTGAACAGATGGCTCACGGATCGCTTCTCGGAGAAGATGGGCAGACGGTATCACATCGACTACGACCTTGAGTCCATTCCTGCATTGCAGCAAGACATGAAGCTGGTGATGGAGCAGGTCAAGGACGCATGGTGGCTCACAGGAAACGAGAGACGGATCGCCATGGGCTACGACAGTGCACCGGAGATGGAGCAGTTCTTCTTGCCGGTCTCTCTCATTCCTTCCGGGATGACGATGGAGGACACGGACAAAGCTTTGAAGTCATACTCGGTCAAGCAGACCTTCCGCGACTACCCACAGGCGGCCAGCAACAACGCACGCCGGGCGCTTGAGTTCACCGAGAAGAATCCAAACGACTGCGCGACACAGGTCGGCAAGGTGAGGGCGCAGCAGATCGCCGGAAGAGAAGGATTGTCGCTGGACACGGTGAAGAGAACGTATTCCTTCTTGTCTCGCTCGAAGACATACGATACCGGGTCGTTCACCGATGAGGACGGCAAGCCGGTGTGTGGTTCCATTTCATACGCATACTGGGGCGGCGATGCCATGCTCCGGTGGGCGAAGAAGATCGTCGAAGAGAATGCCTAACCCAAGACCGGGTGAAGAAAGGGAAGACTTCCTCGACCGATGCATTCCGGAGGTCGTGGGCGAGGGCTATGAACCAGATCAAGCGGTGGCCATCTGCATTGCCTACTTCGAGGGGGAAAAGGATAAAGCCTTCGACATCCCACAGGACAACCGAATAGAATACTGGAAGGCGTTCGACCGGAGGCGGCAGTCATTCGAGACCAAGTTCACGCGCGTCATCTACCGGGCGGTCAAGGAGATGCTGGACGGGCTGGAGGATGCCACGAATGCGAACGAGCTGCAAAAGCCGCTCAAGACCAAGCCGCTCGAGGATGCCTATGTGGATCTTTATACGGAAGTGGGTGATCGCTTTGCTCGCAACACTTATGCCGGGCTGAAGCGGATGGAGTATGAGGAGACCAAGCAGGAGCCGGCGTGGATCGAGCGGATGCGCAAGTACGCCATCATCGACGCATCATCACGGATCGTCCTCGTCGCAGAGAGCGTGAAGCGTGAGGTGAACAAGATCATCGTCCTCGGCCTGCAGGAAGGATTGTCAATAGATCAGATCCGCGAGAGGATCATGGGTGTTCCTGGCCTTCCGCCGCTGAATGGCACATTGTCGGTAAGGGCCAGACGAATTGCTCGCACGGAGATCATATCAGCTTCCAATCTCGGCAGTCTCGAAGGGGCATTGTCCACGAACTTGAACTTCCAAAAGCAATGGCTCTCGACGCCGGACGACAGGACAAGAGAAGACCACATCGAGGCCAACGGCCAACAGGTGGACAAAGGCGCACCATTCAGAGTCGGCGGTGAGGATCTCATTGTTCCGGGGGATCCATCCGGAAGCGCAGGGCAGGTCATCAACTGCCGCTGCACGCAAATCTACGTTACGGAGTAAATCCTTATCTTCTTTCCGAATCAAATATATCAGCCATGAGCGCATATCAGATCAAGAGCATACCGGCATCGGTCAAGGACATCGACAGCAAGTCACGAATGGTGACGGGCTATTTCTCCACCTTCGGAGCGGTCGATTCCGACATGGACATGATCATGCCAGGCGCATTCTCCAAGAGCATCCAAGAGAACGGGCCGGAGTCCATGCGCAAGCGCATCGTCCACCTGTATCAGCACGACGTGAACTTGCCACTTGCCAAGCCGAAGGTTCTCAAGGAAGACGAGATGGGGCTGTACTTCGAGAGCGAGATCGTCAAGACATCCTACGGAGAGGATGTGCTGAAGCTCTATGAGGCCGGGGTCATCAACGAGCATTCCATCGGCTTCTCGACCATCAAGGCGCAGCCGAAGGGCGACTACACGGAGATCAACGAGGTTCGCCTGTACGAAGGCAGCACAGTCACCTTCGGCGCAAACGAGAACACGCCCTTCATGGGTTTCAAGGGTATGGACAAGAGCACAGCACTCGAGCGGGTGCAGAAGCTCACCAAGGCCGTCCGCAATGGGACGTTCAAGGATGAGACCTTCCACCTGCTTGAGATTCAACTTCGTCAATTAGAGCAATTCATTCACGACACACTTGACCAGAAGGCGGAGCCGGTTTCCACTTCGCCACAGGCCGAGCCGGATGATGTGTATGAAGCACTCGACAACTTCACAACATCTCTAAAACTCTCTAACTGGAGACCATGATGAACAACATCGAAACAAAGCTCAATGAGCTTGGCGAGCAGATCGACGCCAAAATCGACCACGCTCTCGAGGCGCAGAAGAGCAACCTGAACGGGCAGCTTGACAGCCTCAAGTCCACCGAGCTGAAGGCTCTCACCGACAACTACAACTCGCTGCAGGCACAGGTCGACAAGATCGAGACTGCCACCAAGCGCAACGCCGGCGAGACCGTGTCCAAGAACTGGATGCAGAACCTCGTCTCCCAGATCAAGGGCATCGAAGGCTTTGCAGAGACCGTCCGCTCCCACAAGGGCGCGACATTCAGCGTTCCTGCCTTCTCGACCAAGGTGCTGACCGGTGAGCTGGACTACACGGACTCGACGACTGCTTCCAACGTCGTTGCTCCCGACTACCAGCCGGGTATCGTGTTCGATCCGGATCGTCCTGCACACGTCCGCGACTTCCTCCCCACAGGCGTGACGACCAGCGACACGATCCGCTACATCCAAGAGTCCAACTACACCGACGGCGCAGGCTTCCGGAATACGGGTTCCACGATGGGCGAGACGACCTTCGATCTGGAAGCGAAGGACGCACAGGTTCGCAACATCTCGACATATGTTCGTCTGACGAACGAGATGCTCGATGACGTGCCGGGTCTGACCTCGTACCTGTCCGCTCGTCTGCCCAAGAAGATCCGGGTGAAAGAGGACGATGCGCTCCTGTACGGTGTGGACACGCCATTCACCTTCACCGGCATCACCGAGTCCGCTTCGGCTTACTCCGATGCTCTGGCCGACAGCAACGTCAACCGCTACGACGTGTTGATCTCCGCTGTGGCACAGGTTCGTGACGGTGAGTACATGGCCAACGCCATCATGGTGCATCCGGACGACTACTACAACCTGCTCCTCATCAAGGACGCATACGGCGCATATCAGATGCCGGATCAGTTCCGCTTCGGCTCCGAAGTGCCTCGTATCGCAGGTGTGCCTCTCGTCGCCAACACGGCCGTCTCGACCGGTGAC